CAATGGGCAACAAGTTATGCTGTTCAGTTAGGCATAGATACAAGCAGTAGACTAACAGTCTTGAATAGTGCTGGTTCTGGTTATGCAGACATTTACTGTGCTAACGTATGGGGTACTAACTGGTATGCAGGAGCGGGTACTACATATGGTATCAGGACCAACGATTCTTACTGGGATACAGTTAACACAGGATCATCTGGCGATCCTTTACAGTTAGTTTACTACACACAGGGTAGTGTTATTGTAGGAACAGGAACAAATGGTAATGAGCCATTATACGCCAGTGCTCTGTATGATTCGGGGTCACGTGTTCTAAGTCAACAAGGTGGAAGTTATTATCAGGTTAATACATGGCTAGCATTTAACGGCAACTATGGAATGTACTGGCCTGGATTCTCTGTATCTTCTTACAGTAGTACACCATATTGGTATCCAAATTATGATTATACATATGGTGGCTTTGATATGCAAGGCTATCGTAATAGTTATACAGGTATTAACTACATTAGTGCAAGTAGTACTGTTGGTGGTATGTTTGATACTGGCGGAAATGGCGGCGACTATGATACATCAACCGGTTGGCACTTTTATTGGAGTAGAGGCAATCAATCTTTAGGTATTGGAGGATCTGGAACAAGTTCAAGTTATCGAGGATATACTAATGGTAGTCATTATGTTGCTGGTACAATGTATGCCACATCTGAAGTTTATGCTTATTCTGATCGTAGGAAAAAGAAAGATATTGTTACAGTCGATAACGCCTTAAATAAAGTTTTGCAACTTAGAGGTGTCTATTACAAACGTATAGAAAACCCAATTGATAATGATTATGAAAATAATTGGGATCCAGCCCAACAATATCTTGGTGTAATTGCTCAAGAAGTAGAACCAATTGTTCCTGAGGTAGTTACATACAATAAAGACAAAGATGAGTATGGTGTAAGTTACGGTAACTTCTCTGGTTTGTTTATTGAATCATTTAAAGATGTTCATGATCTAATCATGGCACAAAAAGAACAGATAGAATTGTTAAAGAAAGAAATTGAAGATTTAAAAGGTAAAAAATAATGCCATACGTGTTTACGACTACAACTGCTACATATACATTAAATGTAATACAGGTTAATACCGTCAGCCACGGTACATGGACTGATGTTGTATCTCATGTACATTGGAAACTTACCGCGGAAGATTTGTCAGGAAATCGTGTCAGTTCGGGTGGTACATTACCTTTCCAGCTCGGCGATATTGTTAGTACAGACAGGTTGACTGGAAATCAAACTACCTATCCGGGAGTCTTTAATCCTGATACTTTTATTCCTTATGACAATATTACAGAAGATATCGGACTGTCCTGGGCTCAAACTGATCCAGGATTTAACAATGTTGTAAATTCGTTAGCGGTTAGACTCCAACAAATTCCTGCTACAGTAAAAACCCAAGCAGTTCCGTGGAATACCGGCACCAACGTGTATAACTGATATTTTCTTCCTCATTAAATACCTATATAAATAACTCAAATAGGAGATTATTATGCAACAACCTGCACCACAAACTAACGGTCAAACTCAACCAACTTTAAATTTAACAGATTTATCTATTGATGAACTTAACATTATTATCATGGGTTTGGTTAAATTACCCTACGAAACTTCTGCTCCGGTAGTTGAAAAAGTGAGAACTCAAGCATCTGCACAGATCCAACAACTTCAATCAGCTCAACAACCCGGAACAACTATTAGACCCGACGGTATTAACGTCAATGCGAAATAAATAATACATTGACAGGGAACAAAAATGGCTATTACTTATACATGGGATATTCAATCAATTGATGTAATTTCTGAGTACAACACAAATACTAATGTTGTTAGCAGAGTTGTTTGGACATGCACCGCAGACGACGGCACAAATACAAAATCAATGAATGGAGTCCAAGATCTCAATATCAATAATCTCGACCCTGACACTTTTGTTCCTTATGAATCAGTTACTAAAGATCAACTTATTGATTGGGTAAAGGTATGGGTTAATGTTCCCGCAGTTGAGCGTTCGTTGATACCTAATACATTTACACAACATTTCACATCAGATCCAACTGGCGGTATATCTACCGGTACAAATGCAGGCGGTTAATAAATGGATTTAGTATTAACTTATACTTGGGAGTTTGGCAGATTTTTAGCACATCCTGCGTTAAACGACTTAACAAATGTTGTTTATAATGTAGAATATATTCTATCTGCTACTGATCAAGACGGACATGGATCTCAATATTTTGGTAATGTAGGATTAGGCGAACCCGATCCTCTTACTTTTATTCCATTCAATCAACTTACACAACCTGCTGTAGAACAAATGGTAACATCTGCTCTTGGAGATGATACTGTAACTGAACTTAAACAAATTTTAGCAAATCAAATTGCACAACAAATTCAGCCTGCAATTGCAAATCTACCTCGTCCTTGGTAATTAGGACAACATTTCTAAAAGTAATTCAATCTTGGTTTTGTTAGTCTTGTTAGATAGACTACGTTTGACACCTTGGTGTAATGGTTTAGGCCATTGACCATAATCACACCATGCGTACCCTACATGTTCTTCATTTAATGTAGGAATAAATTCTTTATCAACTAATAAAATATAAGTGTTATAAAAGAAATGCTGGTCTTCACTTGTGAATAATTCAAGCGGAATAACTTTTTTAATTGTAGGAGTTTTACCTACTTCTTCGTTAATTTCTCGTTCAAGTGCTTGATAAGGAGTGGTGTCTAATGGTTCTTTTTTGCCGCCTACAATACCCCAAGACCCTGCTGTACGTCCTTGATTACGTAACAAAAATAAAAAACGTCTTGTATCTTTTGCTACAAAAAATCCACCACTACAAACTATATCTGTCATAAAACTAAGCGCCATTCTCCTGGAGAGTACACACCGTCAACTGTTTTGGTCCACTCAGAACCATCCCACTTGTATTGTACTCCTGTATATGAATTAGTTATGTATGTTACAGGTTGTGTAGTTGTAGTATCGAATATAACATTCCATTGTGTTCCATCCCATTGAACAATATCATTAGCATGAGCAACAAATCTAACATCACTCATACTATTTTGACCATATTTTTTCCAAGCAGTAGGAGCAGAGTCAACTAAAACAAGAGGATTAGTATTAATATCTTCTAATATCAAATATCGTGTATCAACTGCCGGAGTTGTACCGGGATTAAATGTAGTTGGATTTATAATTGCATTAATTGTTCCGCGAGTATATGTTCTTGTTAGATCAGGTAGATCTGTATTAAGAATAGTCTCTCCGTCAAATGTCATTTGTAATAAATCCATCTCACCTTCGTCTAATGGATTAAGCGTAAGATAGCCAATAACATTTGTACTGTCGGGTTTTGTTAAAGACAAATAACTTAGACCTGATCTAAATGATCCTGGATACAAATCTAATAATGATTTCCAATTAATCTTAGTTCCATTTTTAACTGGTATATCCTGCAGGTCAATGCCGCTGGCATTTTCTCCACCGTGCATTAATTTTGCCGTATTGTCTGCTACTAATATACTAAAATTACCAGGAGCAACAATGACTTGAGCATTAGGATTGCCAAACACAAGCTCACCATTACCAATAGTTCCTGTTGGTTCTGTATATATGTTGGCAATAATTTTTGTAATAATTCCTAATTTCTTAACCTTAGCAGGTGTTGTAATCCATATAGGACAACTAAAAGTTAAATTAGCAATGTCAATTTCAACGTCTGTACCTTGAGGAATATTTCTGTTAGACCATGTAATTCCACTTAACTCAACATAACTTAAACTGGTCCAATCAATGTAATTGCTAGTAGTTTGAATCTCCATTGCCGGTCTGAATAGTACAAGAATTTGTTCAATGATTTGTAGTTTTTGTTCTGTATTTGTTGACCATACATCTGCAGAAAATTGTATAGTATATGGAGTAGGCATCAGTCTTTCAACTGTATAGTTTTCTCCTTGAGTGTTTGCATAATCTTGTATTATTTGACCATATGTAGGACTATCTGGATCTTCGTCTGTATATTCCCACTGACGTTCTCTTATATTCATTTTGCTAACAAATGTGGGATCTTGTAATCGTTCTCTTGCAAGATCAAGACTTTTAATATAACAAGCAATGAAAGGAGCAGAGTTTACAATATTTTCACTGTTCTTTTTTAACACACTAGCCACTTGCCTATTCATATCACCATAACGAACTGGTATTTGAATAATGTTGCCTCGACCGTCCTGATAAGCAAAGTTGCTCATCAAACGCATAAATTGTGTAAGGTATCGGCGTACTTGGCCGTCGTAGAAAAAATCCATATTAATTATCCGCTATTGGTTTTTTGGTTGATAATGCCTTGCTTAGTGCTTGGCGCTCAGGAACAACTTTTCCGTTGATTGTTGCTGTTGTATTATTATTAATAAATTCTGTAACTTCTGTCTGTCGTGTTACAGAATTACTATCAGGCTTACCGTTAGTAGGTTTATTTGTCATAGTCATTCTTACATTAGATTCTTGATATACCCAAGTAGCTCCGTCATATTTGAATAATCTATTTGGCAAATAATCTGTCCTCAAACAATATGCACCCTTGTATGGGCTTGTTGGAAAATCAATTCCAGCAGTATATGGGGCACCGTTAGGAGGTATTCCATCTCCTGTAAGGTATCCTACATAGATATTTTTATCAGGAGTGACATAAACAGAGCTAGCATCGACTGTATGATCATCTTCACTAGCATCACGATCGTCATTACTCGCATCTTCTGTTTGTAAAGTTTCGTAAGGCGAATTAGGATCTAATGGTAATATATAAAATTGATCAGTATCGTACCCGCTCTTAGGAGCATCAGCCTCTGCTTGGGCAATAATTTGATTGTTAATTTCAATGTTTGTATTGTACATTGATAATATATCTTTTAAACTACTGCCATCTCCTGCGCCACTGTCGGCATTAAGTATCTGACTAAATTCTTGACTATCAACAAGTGGTTCACACTTAGCACGAATTAAGTGAGGATACCAAGTTTGACTATATCCAGTTGCGGCACGAGCAACGTCTGTAACAACATAAAAACGTCTTAATGCTATCATTGCATCGCCTAACGCATATTCATCTTTCAAATGAGGTAATTCTAAAACATCGCCGGCCATCAATCTACGGCCTAAAGTATCAACGCAATTACGTTGATGGAATGTAACCATGATGTTATCATTTGCTAAAAAGAAACCAAACTGCATTAAATTAAAATCTATGTCTTGCATGGTATAGATGCCACGCATAATATACACATCAGGGGCATAATTGCGATCTCTATTCTCCATGAACAAGACATCTTGTATGCCTAATTCTCCTATTCCTGCTCCATTAATAGGAGTTGTAGGAGTAGCATTATCGGGATCAGGATCTGTGGGTCCGAGGTACTTGTGTACAAAAACATCAGTTCCGCCCACTTGAAATTCTTCGTTAATTACACGATCAAGGAACTTAAAATCATTGCCCTTTTCGGGACGATACAGGGATAGTCTTGGCATAGTAGTATATTTATGGCTAAATATTGGTATGAACGAAACTGAATCCGAAAAACAAAAAGTGGTTGATTATATCAAAACCTCTCTAGGTGACGGTATGATTGATGTAGAGCTAGATCCTAAACATTATGATCTTGCTATAGATAAAGCTCTGCGTAAGTATAGACAACGCAGTCAAAATTCTGTAGAAGAAAGTTTTGGATATCTAACACTACAAACAGATGTTAACGAATATCAGTTAGCGCCAGAAGTTATGCAGGTCAGACAGATTTTCCGTCGTAGCATTGGTTCAAGATCGGGTGGTGGTGACGGTGGTACATTATTTGAACCTTTTAACTTGGCCTATTCAAATACATATTTGTTAAGCAGTTCTAATATGGGCGGGTTAGCAACATACATGATGTTTTCACAATACCAAAATCTTGTTGGTAAAATGTTTGGTTCATTCATTAACTTTGACTGGAATTCAGTCACCAAAAAGTTAAGAATTACACAACGTCCACGCGGTGAAGAAAACGTTTTACTTTGGATGTATAACTACAAACCAGATTTTATCCTGTTCCAAGATACATGGGCAGGAATTTGGATCAGAGATTACGCTACTGCGGCCGCTAAAATTATCCTTGGCGAAGCTCGTGAAAAGTTTGCTACCATTGCCAGTCCGCAAGGCGGCACACAATTAAATGGCGCTTCACTAAAGAGCGAGGGTAAAGCAGAATTAGATATGTTAGAACAAGATCTAATTAACAATAAAGATAACCAACAACCATTGACTTTTGTGATAGGATAAGTTATATTATGGTATCGACTTGGGGAGATACTATGATTATTGGGGTGTGCGGGTTTATTGGTTCAGGCAAAGATACTATTGCTGACTATCTTACAAATTTCCACGGTTTTAGACGAGAATCATTTGCTAATAGTTTGAAAGATGCTGTTAGCATGGTGTTTGGTTGGGATCGTACTATGCTTGAAGGGCGTACTAAATCAGCCCGCGAATGGCGAGAAGAAGTAGATACATGGTGGGCAGATCGTTTGAATATGCCACATCTTACTCCTCGCTGGGTACTTCAATATTGGGGTACAGAAGTTTGTCGCAACGGATTCCATGATGACATGTGGATTGCCGCATTAGAAAATAAACTTCGCAATTCAAAAGACGATATTGTTATTTCAGATTGTCGTTTTCCTAATGAAATTAAATCAATCAAAGACGCTGGCGGTATTGTTATTCGTGTAAAACGTGGACCCGAACCCGATTGGTATCAAGATGCTATAGATATGAATGCAGGGGATCATCACATAAACTGGATGTTGGCTAAGACAAGGATGGACAAGTTAAAGATTCATGCTTCAGAAACAGCATGGGTAGGAACCAAGTTCGATTATGTATTATCTAACGATGGTACAATTGATGAATTGTTTCATCAGGTTAGAAATCTGGTCGGAGATCGCCCTGACGCCACCGACCCCCTTCTTTTCGAATCACTACAGAACAATTAGAACAGATAGTTTTTAGGTTGGAAGGATTGGCATTTAGTAAATTCCCATCAACATGAAAAACACTGAACACTTCTCGATGCGGACTTTTGAATCCGCACTTATCACAAGAATTTTTTTTCTTATATCCTAATTTTGCCCAGGCAGGTTGGTCTGTTAAGAATCCTTTTGCACAATGATCGCAAACAGATCTATAATAGATTCGTCCTTCTTTACGGTAGTTAATGGCTACCGGTCTTTGCTGACATTTTTTACAAGTATTACGCATGTACCGCCCTTTTTAGTGCCCTTTTCATAGGTATTTAAGCCGGTGTTTTTTGCCCATATCCGCTAAATATTAGCAAGAAAACCATTATATGGGAGATTGAAATGGCTCTAAATTCACCAGGCGTACAGATACAAGTTATTGATGAGAGTTTTTACCTACCAGCGGCTCCATCGACTACTCCTATGATATTCGTAGCGAGCGCAAGTAATAAACAAAATGCAAGTGGGACCGGTTTAGCGACAGGTACAGATCCTGCTAATGCAGGTAAGGTTTGGTTAGTCACCAGCCAACGAGATTTAACAGATACATTCGGAACACCGCTATTCTATACAGATGCAAGTGGCAATGCTATTAACGGTGGAGAATTAAACGAATACGGACTGCAAGCCGCTTACTCATTATTAGGAGTAAGTTCAAGAGCTTATATTGTCCGAGCTGACGTTGATTTAGGATCATTACTACCACAATCATCTGCACCAGAAGGCAACCCAGTTGACGGAACTTACTGGTTAGATACAACATCAAATACTAAATGGGGTATTTTTGAATGGAACGCAACTAATGCGGCATTCACAAATAAAGTACCTTTAATAATCGATAATACAAATTTATCTACGGCTACTTCTGATAACTTTACACCAAAAGCAAGTTTCGGTACTAATGGTTCGTATTGTGTTGTTGCACTAACAACAGAAGTTCATTACTGGTACAAAAACAAAGACGGTAATTGGGTACAAATTGGTAGCAACGTTGAGACTAATTTTAGTGCCGCCGCAACATGGAAATCAAGTTGCTGGCAAACTTCATGGCCGATTATAACAAGCTCAAAAGCTAATCCAGACCTTACTGCATACAATGGACAAACACTTGTAATTAATAATCAAACAATTACACTAAGTGGTACAACATTAATTGCATTAGCAAGTTCTATTAACTCAGTTGGATACACACATGGATTCAACGCTAAAGTTAACTCAAGTGGATACCTAGAAGTATATGCTGATGCTTCTGCTAAGTCTAATGGTACAACACCCGATGGTGAGATTAATATTCAAGGTACTGGTACAGGTGGTACAGGAATGTTAACTGCAATTGGATTTACGGCCGCTATTAATGACGGTCCTGCTCTATTCCAAGGTCCTCATACTAAGTATCCTGATTTTTCAATGAATCCAAGCGGTTCAGTATATGTTAAGACAACAACTCCTAATTCTGGAGCTAATTGGGCGGTTAAAGTTTATAGTGCGGCAACTGGTGCTTTCACAAGTGTAAGTGCGCCAATCTATCCAGATGGACAAACAGCTCTTAACTCCATTACAAGTGCCGGAGTTGGTAGTATCTATGTTGAACAAAACTATGATCAAGGAACAGGTGTTTGGAGTACAACAACTGATAATACTCAATACGCTGAATTTTATATTTTCCGTAGAAACAGTACTGGACCAACTACAGTTCTTTCCACTGTAACTACAGCAGTTGTAAGCACAGCTTCGAGTTTCAATATTATTGAAGGTCTCGGAACACTAACAGGCGGTGTTGCTAATTACAGCAATCCTGTAACTGTCAGTTTAGCTCATAATGATACACTTGATACAGTTATTACAAATATTAATAACGCAGGTTTAACTTATGTTACAGCAAGCGCCGCAAGTTTTGATACAAATGGCAATGCTACAAGTGTTTCAATCCAGCACTCAGCAGGTGGCGAAATTAAATTCTTAGACGGTACACATACTCCGTTACACACTCTATTACAATTATCACCATGGTCTCGTGCAACTGATGGAACTGAGAGTGGAACACAAAACTTCTACTCAACAGGACAATATGAAAATGACGGATATCAATACTATGCAAGTAATTGGAAACCGTTAGTATATCAACCTGACTCAGTAATACCTTACACAGATCCTGCTGAAAGCACATTATGGTACAGTTCTGTTGTTGACGAAGTTGATATTTTATATAACAATGGTACAACATGGGTTGGATATAACGATTCTTCAGCGTTTCCTACATCAGACCCAGCAGGTCCATTAGTAGCCGCAGTAGCACCGACTGTACAAAGCGACGGTACTCCATTAGTAAATGGCGATATTTGGATTGATACATCTGATATTGAAAACTACGGTAAAAATGTTTATGTATACAACGGATCTACTTTAAAATGGGTAGCCCAAGATACAACAGATCAAACAACTCCAAATGGTTGGTTGTTTGCTGATGCACGTTGGTCATCTATGGGAACAGATGGTCCTACAGTTAATACTTCGATTAAAACTTTATTGTCAAGTAATTACATAGATCCAGATGCACCAGATCCTACATTATATCCAAAAGGTATGAGATTATGGAACCTACGTCGTTCAGGCTTTAACGTTAAAAAGTACGAAGGAAGCTATATCAACATCAATGCCAACAACGGAGAAAACACACGTTATGGCAATGAAGTAATGAACGGTGCTGGAGGCGGCTTAACTTATGTTTCAGGTCGCTGGGTTTCTGTAAGTCCTAACAATGCTGACGGTTCAGGTGCATTTGGACGTCATGCACAACGTGGATTCATCGTTGCTGGACTAAAATCGCAAATTGATACAAACCAGGCCATTCGTGATACTGATTCAGTTATATTCAATCTAATTGCCGCACCTGGTTATCCAGAAGCAATTCAGAATATGATTGCATTCAATACAGATCGCGGACAAACAGCATTTGTACTCGGCGATACACCATTCCGTTTAAAACCAACAGGTACTGATTTAGCAGCCTGGGGTAATAACACAAACGGTGCATTTGATAATAATGACATCGGTGGTGTAAGTTATGACGAGTATATGGCTATGTTCTATCCAAGTGGATATACAAATGACAATACAGGAAACTATATTGTTGTTCCACCAACACATATGATGTTACGTACAATTGCTGAAAGCGATCAAAAGAGCTACGAATGGTTTGCACCAGCAGGTACACGTCGAGGTGGAGTTGACAATGCTACATCAGTTGGATACATTTTAGATGGCGAGTTTAAGAGCACAACTCTTCCGCAAAATCTACGTGATGTATTAGCAGGTGTTAAGATTAATCCAATTGCTACAATAACAGGAGCTGGTATTGTTAATTTTGGGCAGTACACTCGCGCAAGAAACGCAAGTGCATTAGACAGAATTAATGTCGCACGTTTAGTCTGCTACCTACGCAGACAATTAGATCGTTTAGTAAGACCATTCTTGTTTGAACCAAACGATAAAATTACTCGTAATGAGGTTAAAGCCGCGGCACAAAGTTTCTTACAAGAGTTAGTAAGTAAGAGAGCATTGTACGACTTCGCAGTTGTCTGTGATGAAAGCAATAACACTCCAACAAGAATTGACCGTTCTGAACTTTGGTTAGATATTGCCATTGAGCCAACAAAAGCAGTGGAATTCATTTACATACCATTACGTTTGAAGAACACTGGCGCAATCAAGGCAGGACTATAATATAAAGGACAAGGAGCAATAAGATGGCAATCGCAAGTTTAAATAGATTTACAGTTCCCCAGGGAGCTGGCGGCCAATCAGCAGGTAGCCAAGGCTTGTTGATGCCAAAGTTAAAATATCGCTTTAGGGTATATTTTGAAGGCTTTGGCGTATCTAAGCCCACTACTGAATTAACAAAACAGGTAGTTACAGCGGCTAGACCACAAGTTCAGTTTGAAAATCAAACTATTCATGTGTACAACAGTATGATCAAATATGCTGGAAAACCGACATGGCAATCATTAGCTATTAGTATACGTGATGATGTTGGTGGAAATGTTACTAACTTAGTTGGCGAACAATTACAGAAACAATTTGACTTCTTCGAACAATCAAGTGCGGCAGCTGGTATTGATTATAAATTCCAGACACGTCTTGAAATGTTAGATGGTGGAAATGGATCTCACGAACCAACAGTACTTGAAACATGGTTGATCAGTGGTTGTTATTTACAAACAGTAAATTACAATGAGTTGGCTTATGCAGAAAGTACACCAATGGAAATTGCATTAACAATTGAATTTGATAATGCTATCCAAGTTCAGGGTGGTACTGATAACGAGATAGCATCGTTAGGTGCCGCATTTGGATCAAGCGCGGCGGAATTCCCTCAGTCAGCAACAGGTTAACAGTATTAGTTAACATAAAAAGGCTCGTAACCCGGGCCTTTTTTTACGGCTAAATATTACTATGGCCAGCGCACTTGAACAATTCCTCGGTGGAGTTTTTAATTCTAACTCTAATTTAAAGAGTTATGCCCATGCTTCTCGATTATATCTTGATGACTTCTATAAGTATGCTCCTAAGACGGGGTGGATTTATTATGTATTATTCAATATAAATTCTAATACCAAAAATCAGCTAATTACAAATTTTATTGCCAAAAACGGTAATGTTATAGGAATGTTAGTCAAGTCAACAGACTTACCTAAATTTAGAATGGCAACTGAAGTACTAAATCAATATAATAGAAAAACATACGTACAAAGTAAAATAGAATATCAACCAATTGCTATGACGTTTCATGACGATCATAACAACACATCAACAAGTTTGTGGGAAGCGTATTATCGATACTATTTTGCTGATGATAAAGAAAACACATACGTGGGACCAACTCCTCCTGCAAAATACGGAGATATAAAATACACACCTCAAGACGGCTCGACATCAGCCTATGGGCTTAATAATGGAATTAAAGAGACACAACCGTTCTTTCGAAGTATAGAATTATTTCAAATTAATAGACAACAATATACCGGATTTAATTTGTTAAATCCTATAATAACAGATTGGGCGCATGACTCGCTGAATCAAACAGATAGTAAATTTTTAGAAAATAAAATGACCATCGGCTATGAAGCTGTACAATATGCAAATGGTCGAGTAGGAGATGCTCATGCTCCTGCATTTAATAAAAACAACTACGATCAAACACCAAGTCCTTTAAGCATATTAGGCAAAGGAAATAACAGCATTTTAGGCCCAGGAGGTGTTATTCCTGGAATAACTGAACTACTCGGAGGAGATACAGGTGGTGCTGAATTTGCCTATCCGCTCGGCGGGTCTATTGACAGCCCCATACCAGGAAAAGATTTAAGTCCTCTTCAATTGGCCAAAGGTGCATTCAACTTAGCAAAGAATTTAAAAAATGTCAGTGCCGCAAGTTTAGGAGCAGAGGCGTATAGTATAGCAGGTGGAGCCTTAAGTAATTTAGCATCAGGACAAGGTATAGGAAATGCGTTAGGATCATTAGCAGGTGGCTCATCAAATTTAGCTGGAGTTATAGCAGGATCAGCCGGTGCATTAGGAAAAGTTTTTAGTACAGGTGGTAGCGGTAATTCTACTACAAATGGTCTTACTGGTACACTATCGGGTCTATTCGGTGGCAAGGGCGGAGGTGGAGCAGGTGCATTACTTGGCGGAGTAACCGTAGGTGGTGTTAGTGGATTAGGTAGCCCAGGGGCATCGTTAGCTGAACAACAAGCTAAACTTTTAGCGCTGAAACAACAAATAGCAGATTCAAAGGCAGCCAAAACACAAAATGATGCAGAACTTGCAGCCGCAAAGGCAAGCGGAGACCCAACTCAAGTTGATGCAGTTATGAAAAAAATGGATTCTGAAGGCTACACTGATCCAGATGAACTTGCTAAACAATACGGAGAAGCTGAGGCGGCAGTGGCCGATGCTGAGCAAACTTATATGGTTCAAAAACAACTTGATGAAAATCAACAATCAGAAGATGAAGCAGAAGCAGATGATCCATCTGACGAGCCACCAGCATCTAACGAGCCGCCAGTATCTAATGAAGAACCAAATACTGATCAAGATTTAAATAATACACAGTTTGCAGATGCCGGCAGTGGCGATTCGACTGATACAACAGATTACGCCTAATATGATGTACACCAATATACCAATTTCTAAACCTGCTTCTTCTAGTAATTCTACTGTAAATAATTTAAACAATTATTATACCAAGCCCTTACAACTCAATAATAATATTCTAATAGCAATGACTGGTTTATTAGAAACAAGAGGATGGTCAAAAGATTCTGCTGAAAATATTTCTATTGCAATTTTAGCTCAGGCTAAAAAAGATGGATATAATGCTATGGCAATATTAGAAACTATTAAAGGGTTAGGTCAAACAGATCTTAGTGCCCTTGTAGCAGAAATACTCAATAACAACAGGTACAAGACCAGCAGTCTTGGAGTTATTCAAACCGTAATTCCTGTTGACAACGTTAAACGAAATATCTTACCATGAGAGCAACAGCCAAAGGACAATTCCAACCCAAATTCCCTGAAAAATATGTAGGCGCTAAAACTCCCATATACCGATCAAGTTGGGAATTAACATTTATGATGTTCTGCGATAATAATCCGTCAGTACAACAATGGGCAAGTGAAAGTGTAAAAATACCTTATCAAGATCCCCTAACTGGCAAACACACTGTGTATGTTCCAGATTTTCTAATGGTATATGTTGATAAGAATATGAAAAAACATGCAGAGTTAATAGAGATTAAACCTAAGAATCAAGCCATGCTTGAATCCGTAGGGAAAAATCCTTACAATCAGGCACAGTATGTAAAAAATATGGCCAAATGGCAAGCGGCACAAGCATGGTGTAAACGTATGGGATTGAAATTTAGAGTCGTAAGCGAAGAAGATCTATTCCACACAGGTAAAAAACGATAAGTAAAGATATGACAAAAAAACTTGAAGAACTCTTTAATGTTGCTCCCACCGAAGAAGAGCCAATCATCGAACCGATTGTTGAGACTACCGAGCAAACTGTTGTTAGTTTAGAAGATAAGTTAGAACAATTTGATAAAATTGCTGCCGCCCTTCCTCGAGTAAAAGGATTAGGTGATGTCAGTGATGCAGAGTTAGACAATCTTGCTAACAAAGCAGAACAGGCATATAACGACCTAATGGATTTAGGAATGAATGTAGAAGCACGATATGGTGCTCGTATGTTTGAAGTTGCCGCGCAAATGATGAATGCCGCTATTACTGCCAAATCTAACAAAATAGATAAAAAACTTAAAATGATTGATTTACAAATTAAGAAATACGGCATTGATAAAAAACAAGGAAATCAAGATCCAGAGGCGATAGAAGCAGAAGGATACCTAATTACAGACCGTAATAGCCTCCTTGAGAAACTGAAAAAGATGGATAAATAAATTACTATGAAATCACTTAAAGAATACCTTACCGAATCCAAGAAAACCTATACCTTTCGAGTAAAGGTAGCCGGTGATGTCACTACAGAGGATGAGACTAAACTACACGGACTATTAGATCGATACGGCATAGCCGACTTCAAAAAAACAGGTCAAACTCCAGTACAATCATTTCCTCTAGACTTTCCTAAAATCAGAAATCGCAACGTTAATGTTTGGGAAGTCACATTAGACTATCCAACAACAGCCAACGAATT